TTTCGCCATGATAGATTTTTTTGACATAAATAGGGAGTGTGAAACCGCTAAAATTATAACTTGTTAACCCTTGGGCTTTGATTGTAAATACTCCATCATTAACGAATACCTCAACACCTTGTCTTGAAGCATTGACAAGTGTGTTTGTTGACATAGTCAATGAATTAACGATTAGATTGTTATCATCTGTTACATACTTCCCGACTTCTGTTTGGAATATCTCGCTACTCATAACAAGCCGTGAAGCATTTTTGGAAATATCACTCTCTGAACTACCTAAAATGCGCTCATAAAGTTGAGCTGTTTCTTTTACACGTTGGAAATCTGTTTGATTGGCTTTTCCAGCCATTTGACTTGCAATACTAGCAAATCTTCCTTCTGTGTCTTGTTTGTAATCGGCAAATTTTAAGTCGTTATTTTTTTGAGCAGTTGATAATTTGTAATCAACTTCACTATTTAACGCGAAGTTCGAAAATGCTTGGGCTTTGAAAGTATCAAAATTTTGTCTTGTTGTATCAGCTAACCCTTTTACTTGTTCAACTAATTCAGCACTCGCATTAGCCTTCTTCAGAGCTTCTTCTGCTTTTGTTTTAGCTGTATCGAATCCTTCTGGGCTGAAATCATGAAACTTTCTGTTGATTTCATCAGATAAAGCACGCTTGTTTTCTTCTGATTTGGCTTTGATAGCGTTCACTTCATCTGTGAATTGATTAGTTAGCTCTTCTTTTTTGCGTTCAAAAGCAAGGTCAGCGTTTTTAAGCTCTCTTGCCAGTTGCCGTTCAAAGTTGCTTTGAAAATGCTGATTTTCGCTTTTAAAAGCATCACTAACCACATTACCGATTGCGCTTGCAAGACCTGATTGAAACTTACCGAAACCAATAGACTTCAATTTTTTAGCCATTGGGGAGTAGGTGTATTTAGTGATTTTCTTTCTTACGTCCAAATCGAATGTTTCGTGGTAGATACCTACTACATCAAACATCTGAACAGGAACATCACTCTGACCGACTACATCAATTTCAATGCTATCTTCAAGCATGTCGCACAAGGTTGTTCTGAAATACTGCTTACCGTATTCTCTAAGGCTTGCTTCATCCTTGACATCTTGGTCATTGACTTCTACAACATCCTCGTAGATTTGACTGTACTTGTTAATGAGTGGACTATCCACAGCCACAGACAACTTGCGGTCAGGCGCCTTTTCTCCCTCACCTTTGACTGTTGCGATGAAAGTAATTCGGGTCTTTAAAGACTTAGTAGATGTCTTGTGCTGATAGCTAGACAGGTTTTTCTTGTACATAAAAAGTGATTCATTTTCTGAACCGCCATTTTTTAATAACCGTACCTGATAACTATGTCTGACTAAATCACCACCCCATTGACCAAGAATAGAGTGTTTATCCTTGGTCAATGCTTCCATGGCGTTCGTTGTATCAGTATTGAAGGTGTGTCTATCCTCTATATCCGAAAAGAATGAGAATGGATTCTCACGAGTGATACTGCCAGCGAATTGACTTAATGCAGTTGAACCAGTCGTTCTATCAAGATTGATTGGATTAACAACATAGTGGTTTAACAAGGTCATGACTTGATTGGCATAAACTTGAATATATCCATGCTTTTTCTC